TAAATAATGCAAGTGCTAATAAATATGAAGATACATTTAACAATGTATTTAAATCTACAATGCAATATTTGTATACTCATCCTGATTTAGAATTATTTGAAGATGTGAGAGAAACTAGAAATAGATTAATAAATGGTGATAATTCTTTAGCAACAAGAATAACCAATCTTAAAACTGATCCTAATTGGGCTAAGAATGGATTTATTAAAAACCTACAAGTAGAGCCTAAATGGAACTCTAATATACAAACTATTTCATTTAAAGCTCCATTTGGTACACAGATAAATGGAGATGCTGTTGAGAATGGATTTTATGAGTTAGCTACATATAAAGGAGAAAATGAAGAAGAGATAAGAAGTATAGCTAAAGATCTTGTATTATATGTTTATTCTACAGGGGATGCTGGTTTTATGGGTAGTAAAATACCTATTGATTATGTAATGTCTGATAAAGAGTTTGCAAGAGGTATCCGTAGAATACGTGGAACATATAATGAAAATATGTTTAAAGATGATGTTAAACAGAATTTAATAGACCAAATTGTACAGAATAATCCAGAAGAGTATTCTAAAAAGTTTAGCTTTTTTTCTTCTGATGATTATGAAAACAACTTTAAAAAATTATTAAAACCATTAATTGGAAATTCTAGTAGTTTAGCTGATGTTTCTAAGTTTACTATTACTCGTGGAAACTTTAAAGATGAACAAGGTATTGTAGATGCTTTAAGTATTCCTTTAACTGAATCAGAAATTGCTGCAGCTAAGTTAGAAGGGTTGGATCCTTATAAAATAACTGGTGATAAAATAGAAATAAAAGCTAAGTATCCTCCATATATTCTTATATCAGATACTTTTAAAAGTAACTATGATGATTCAAATGATAGAAATGTAAAATACTTATATAAAAGAACATCTAAGGCTCTTAATGAAAGAGGGGATGCTACATATGAACGTATTAATATTCTTGGTACCAGTGGTATTAAAGAGTATGATGCTAATCCTGATAATAGTGATTTAAAATCTGTTATTAAGAATAATAATGTAGATGCTATAGTGGATACTGAAATGCTTTCTGATGATATAACTTCTCAATCATCTACTAATATTAAACAACAAGAAATAATTTCTACAACACCAGAAAAACTTAAAAAAGATGTTAAATTACTTTTAAATAAAGCTCTTGAACAATTAAAAGAAGCTAATGCTACAGGTAAAAATTTTATTCTAGGATTTCATGGTGGTAAAACTTTTGAAAAACCTGATAGAAGTAAACAATATACTGGAGAATTTAGAAACCCTGAATCTAAAAGAATTGCAGAATCAATGGGAGCTAGATATGAAGGTCAAATGTTATTTTATACAGAAGATTTAAGTGAAACTGATTTCCCACATACTTATGAAGATGCTATTAATGGAGCTACAGGATATGCAATTAGATATGGAGATGATACACCATCTATTCAAGCATATTTAATACCTATTTATAATGCTGATTTTGTAAATAGAGGTGTTGGTGAAGTGGGTGTTTCTTATGATGATATAGAAAATGACAAAATTAGAAAAATAGGAAGTGTTGATTTTACAAGAACTACTCAACCATCTACTAATGTTGAACCTAGTGGTTTTACTAATTATTCAGGAGGAGCATATGGAGCTGATACATTCTGGGATATTATAGGCAGAGAATTTGGAGTTACTAATCATAAACATTTTAGAGAAGCATCTAATGCTTCTCTTTCTCAAAAACTTAGAAATGCTAAAGTAAATGCTACAATAATAACTCCTGAGCAACTTGAAGAAGGTTATAAAGAACTTGAAAGAGTTACAGGAAAAACTTATGAAAGAAATCTTGAAAATAATCTTAAAGCTAGAAACTTTTTTCAAGTTAAAAATGCAGATGCTGTATTTGCAATAGCTCAATTAGGAACTAAAGAAGGAAGACCAATTACTAATTATTTATATCCTACAATACAAGGAGTTAGTGGAGGAACAAATGCTGCAGTACAAATGGCTATTGCTGCAAATAAACCAATATATGTTTGGGATCTTGGTATGAAAAGTTGGTTTAAATGGAATGGTAAATATTTTGAACCAACTGAAACTCCTACCCTTACTAAAAACTTTGCAGGTATAGGATCAAGAGATATTGAAGATTATAATGTAAAAAATAAAGAAACAGGTAAATGGGAAAGTAGAAAAGCTTATAAAGGATCTCAAATTGAAGAAGCTGCTAAACAAGCTATTAAAGAAGTATATGAAAAAACTTTTAAAACTACTACTCAACTATATACTAATGTAGTTAGACCTACAAGAGAATATACTCCTGAAAAAATTACTAAAGAAAATATACCTACTAATGGAATATTTGTATTTGGTTCTAATAATAGAGGTGTACATGGTTTAGGTGCTGCTAAAACTGCAGTAACTGAATTTGGTGCAGTTAGAGGTCAAGCAAGTGGACAACAAGGTAAATCATTTGCAGTAAGAACTAAAATGTACCAAAATGATAAACTTACTATTTATAATGAGCTAACTGAAGATAATAAAAAAGAAATGGATAAAATGACTATAGAAGATCTTAATAAATTAAGACTTGCTGCTATAGCTAATCCAAATAATAAATATTATGTAACAGAAATAGGAACTAAATTAGCTGGAAGATCTGTTGAACAAATGAAAGATTTATTTAAAAGAATGAATAATAAATTTGGTATACCAGATAATATTATTCTTCCTCAAGTATTTGAAGTAAGAGATGTTCAATCTACTCCTATAGGTGGTAATGAAGAAAAAAATAATCCTTTTAAAAATTCTGCAATTCAACAAATAGTATATCATGTAGATAAAAGAAAAAATCTTGATGAAAATACTTTAATTGATGATGGTACTCATGTTTCTGCTACAGGTGTATTTTTTACTACTGAAAAAACTTATGCAGAAAAATATGCAAAAGATATTGATGGGTTTATTTATGAAGCTTATATAGATGCTCAGTCTCCAGTAGCAGTAGATAAAGAAGATATTCAATATTTTGGAAGAAGTAAAACAAAATTTATTAGTGAATTTAGTGAGTTTGAAAAAATTGATTCATTAATTCATGAGTCAGATGATGAAGATGCTGACATATATGGTAAAGTAGGAACTGAGATTGTAGTTTTTGAGCCAAGTCAGATTAAATTAATTAAATCTAAAGATGAACTTGAAGAAAAAATATCAGAACCTATTGTATTAGATTATAAAGGTACTAATTATATATTAGAAGGGTCTGATGAAGAAGGCTATCAAGTATACACTATAAGTGGTGGTAAAAAAAGTAGACTATTAACTAATAAGAAATTAGCTTCTAATATTGAATTGTCTTATCAAATTAGTCAACATCCTGAACGTGTAGTAACTCTCACTGATATACAACATTCTCCTAGTTATTATGTAACTCCTTTAGGAGAAATATTAGCATTGGCTTCATCTAATTTTGGTAATCAAATTACTTCTGAGTCTGTTCATAAGAAAGTAATGTCTAAAATAAATGATCAAAATGAAATAGTTGAAGAACCTGTAGAAGAACCTATTATTGAACCAAAACCAGAACAAAAGAAAGAAGAAATAGTTGATACTAATAAAAAAGAAATAAAAGTTCCAGCAGGATCTAATCCTAATAATAATGTTATTATGGAAACTGCAGATGCTATTTATTTAATGAATGATGGACAACAAAAAGCTTTTGATAGTATAGGTAAAAAAGTTAGTACTATTATTTCTACTAGAAAAAAACTTGAACCTAGTGATTTTGGAGAAAATGTAAAATTCAATAATAATCTTTCATCTAAGTTTAATAATCTTATTCCTACAGCAATGTGGAATAATATGATAGGACTAGCTGGTAGAGGTGGAGTTGGTAAAACTACAGTTATAAAAGCTATTATTGAATCACTTCAAAAAAATAAATATAGTTCTCCAAGTGTTCTTTATATAGCTCCTTCTCATACAGCTTGTACAGTTCTTCAAGAATCTCTTGGTTTAGATTCAGAAAAAGCAAATGATGATACAGTTAATACTTTAGCTTCACATTTACGTAAGAGACCTAATCAATTTAATAAATTTGAATTAGTTAGTGAATTTGATTATATAAAAAGTACAAAATTCAAACCTGCTTTTGGTAGTCCTGATATTATTATTATTGATGAATCTTCAATGATTGGTCAAGGAGATATTAAAGATATGGTACAAAGACTATATACTGACTTTAATAATGGATTAATATCACGTATGCCTGTATTTATATTTATGGGTGACTACCGTCAATTGGGACCTATTAATGAAAAACAAAATGATTTTGTAAATAAAGGTGTAATTTCTTCTACATTATTTTTAGATGAAAGTAAAACAGATGAACTCACTCAAGTGATGAGATCTGATAATGCATATCTTCATCAAATTTATGATTCTGTTGGTGAACAGATTATAAAAAACATGGAAAAAACTAAAAATAATCAAAATCCAGAAAGACCTTCTTTAAGTAAGTATGATGCTTTAACTAATAAATCTACATCTAATATTTTAGTAGTTAATAATGAAAGAGGTGTTATACAAGATTATGTTGATTATTTAGCAACCAATAACAATCCTTATGGAATGTTTTGGATACATTATAATAATAGTACAAATCCTGTTACAAAAACTTTAAATGAAAGTATACGTAAAGAATACTTTAGAAAGATTGGACTATCTCCAGTAGCTCCTTCTCACCGTTTATATGCAATAGGAGATTATGTTGAAAATATTAGTCCTTTAGAACTCACTCTTAAAAATTATCCTGGTTATAACACTACAGATGAGAATATAATTAAAATTCTTAAAAACAATAAAAATACTTATAACAAGAGTACTGAAAGCTACACTTTATCAGGAGGAACTATAAAACCAAATGCAAGATTTAAAGTGTTAGATATTGTTGAAAGTAAAGATAGTTTACGTTCATATTTAAATCCTATTATTGGAAGATTTATTAGTGATAAAGATGATGCTGTAGATGTTGAAACAACTATTGTTTATAATAGACAGAATAAAATAAGAGCTGTTCCTAAAGTTCTTAACCTAGCTGTTTCTTTTGGTAAGTATAATAATGCTAGTAAAAAACAAGAAGGAATTACAATAACTAATTATAAAACTAATACTGTAATTGCTAAATTTGATTTACCATATGGGGCATATCTAGATGTTGTTGAGAATTTAAAAATGTTAGATACTTCTCAAGGTGTTGTTTCTGATTTTATTCCTTCTTATATAGGTTCTTCACATACAGCTCAAGGTAATAGTATTAAGAATGTAATTGTTGGAGAAGCTAATATTAAAAAAGCAGCTAATAATGGTCAAACAAATATTGATGATGTATTAAGCTCTCTTTATGTAGCTCTTACTAGATCTAGTGGAACATTAACAATTGTTAAAAGTTCAGGGTCACCTATTGAAAATAATCAAGATGTTTATATGGGTGCCATCACTGATACTAATAATGCAGTGAGACCTGTATCATCATTACAATTAATTGATTCTAATATAGAAGAAACTTCTCTTGGTGCAGATCCATTTAGTCAACTTAGTGAAGAGGAAGTAGAATTTGATTTTACAGAATTTTTTAAAGATAATATTAAAATAGAAGTTGTAAAAGAAGTATTTGGAAATTATGAGAATGCCACATTTGATACTAAAACTATTTTAAATAAAGTTTTAAAAGACACAACTCAGTTAAACAAACAAATACTATCTTTGATAAGTAATACTGGTGGAATAGGAGGTTTAAAAATAGTATTAGATAAACGTATTGAAAACCCTGGTGAATATGATAGTAATACAAAAACTATAAGAATTAATCCAGATTTAAGTATTGATGAACCAAATGATGAACAGGATGCTAAGAAACAATTACATGAAGTGATAATGCATGAATTATTACATCACATCACTACAAGTCTTTTAAATACTAATCCTGCTTTATTAACTTCTGAACAAAGAAAATGGGTGGTTGCTCTTAAAACATTATTTAAGTCTACACAAGAAAAAATATTAAAAGATGATAGACATAGTAAATCTTTACAAGAAGCTATAGATGCTGTTAGTGATGAGAATGGTTTCCTATCTGCATCTGATAAGAGTATGTATTATGGGTTAACCAGTGTTGATGAGTTTGTTTCAATGCTAATAACTGATGAAGGCTTTAGAGAGTTTATGAATAACACTACTTATGAAGGTGACAAGTCTATTTTTGATAAGTTTATTGAAATATTAAGTAAAATTCTTAAAGCTCTTGGTATACAAGTTAATGATGAATCAGTATTAAAAGAAGGACTCACTAATATAATTGGATTAATTGAGTCAAGAGCAGAAAACAGAAATGCTGAAGATGGGGCTCCTCTTAAATCTATAACAACAGAATCAAATAAAACTAAACTAATTAAAGAAAATTTTGAGAGTATAATTGAAACTCTTAATATAAAAACCCAATGTTAATTTTATGGCATGTAAATATTTATATGAAGGTGTTCAGTATTCTAAAGAAGAATTGTTAGGTGAACTTAGTAATACACTTTTTAAAGATTTAAACAATAAAAATGTATTTAGATCTATAAAAACTAAGTCATCTGAACTTGTTTCTGAGACAAACAAAATGTATGTTCAAAGATACAATGATGCTAAAGATATGTTACAAGCTATTAAACTTGGCACTGATAGTAAAGAAGAAAAGCTTAAAAAAACCATCTATTATAAAGATATAATGGAGAAGACTAATGCAGCCCGTAAAGAACTTCTCAAACTATCTAGTGATAAACAAACTAATTATATTTTAGAACAAGCAGATGTTGATGCTAAAATAGTGGATGCTTTATTTAATAGTAATACAGCAACATATAATGAACTTAGATTTGCTTCTACAGTTATAGATACTTGGAGTAATTTAAATAAAGCAATTGGTCTTGATAATGTTTATCAAATAAAAGATAAAGACACTAGAGAAAAAGCTATACAAATTAATAATAAATATAAAGGGTATCAGGAACAATTAAGAGAAATAGCTATTGAATTAATAAAACAATCAGGTGTTAAAGATATTAAACTTTCAGAAACTAGTTATGCTACTAGATTGGTGAGAGAACTTAGTACTGCAGGTGTTCCTTTAACTAATGAGCTTGCTAGAATTATTAAAACTGTTAATTTTAGAATTAATAAAGAACACAATGATAATCATGGTATTATTGACAATAAGTTTGATCTTATAAAAGATAATCCTTTATTTAAACAAATGGGATATGATCTTTTTATAAAAACTCAAAAAGATAAAAATGGTAATGAAGTGTTTGCTCTTACAACAAAATACTCACAAAACTTTTGGAATAAATTAAGAAATGCATCTGTTCTTAGAAAATTAGAAATAGAAAAAGCTAATGGGGATAATGCTAAAATTAAAGCAGCTTGGAAAAAATATAACACATGGAATGAAGAAAACACTGTTCCATTTAATGCTGTACCATTTATAGAAATGGGTAAGTATAGTGATGCTGACCGTGCTGCTGAAGTAAATAGAATGAAATCTTTAGGTTTTAATAGTAGTGAGATTACTAGTATAATAGTGGAATCTGAAAAGTTAAATACTAAATTTCAAGAAAATAAAGAAGAATATGAAAGTAGAATAATGCTTGAAGCTGCTGGGGACCCATCTTTAATTCCTATAGGATTAACATTTGAAGAATATATAAAAGAAAAAGTGGAGGAATATGATAATTTATATAATCCTTTAAAATATATGCAACAGAAGTTCACAAAAGGTGAAGTTGTTACTGCATATGCAGGGGCTAGATATACCTATCTTATACCAGCAAAAGAAGTTAATGGTGTTCCTTCTAATTATTATGATGAAAATTTTAAAAAGATTGCATCAGATCCTAAGTTATTTGAGTTTTATGATTGGTTTAAATCATTTATGAAACAAAATATAGAATGGCTTCCTCAAGAAGAAATGGAAGATCTTCAATCTAACTTCTTACCAGTGATAGCAGATAAGATTGTTAAAGAATATGGTTTCACTGCTCTTAAAGAATCTGTTAATGGATTAGGTGATTGGTTTATGAAAGCTCTTACAGAGTATAACTATGAACAAAAAGTTGAAACTGCAGCTTTTAGTAAAAAAGAAAGAAGAGGATTTAAAGCACGTTTTATTGATGAAAATGTACCTATAGAGAATAGATCAAAAGATCTTATAGTGATGGCTAAAATGTTTAGTGACATGGCTTTAGTATATAAACATAAAAATGCTGTATCTGCTCAAATAGACATAATAAATGATGTAATTCAAGATACAGAGGGATCATATAAATATAATAAAGTGACAGGTACAATGGAATCTGTAGCTAAAGATGCAGAGAATCTTCAATCTTTAGCAGATTCTACAGTTAAAAGATCTTTTTATGGATTAGCTGCAGAAGATGATTTATGGAAATCTGATAAATTATTTTATAGTTTTTGGGACTTAGCTTCTTTAGGTCTCTGGGAATCTGAAAAAGCTAAACAAGCTAAACAACTTTCAGATGATATAAAGAAAATTAATGCTAAACTAGAAGATGATACTCTTTCTGAAAAAAATAGAGAAGCTTTAGAAACAGCATTAGAAAATAAAAAATCTGAATTTTATAAATTAGGAGGTAGAAAGTTTTCAATAGCATCAGCTATTGATAGTAGTATTAAAGGAGCAAGAATGACAGCTTTAGGATTTGCACCATTTTCAGCAATTAGAAACTTAGTAGTTGGTAAAATAAATAATAAAGTTCATGCTAGTGGAGGTAGAGATTTTAATAAAAAAGATTTGTTATGGGCTAATAAACAAATTATAGAATCTTCTGGTAAATATTGGTCTGGTGGAAAGTATGAAACTAGAATGACAAAATTATTATTTGGATTAATGTATGACTCTCAGATGGCTGAAGGAGAAGATGGTATGTATTTACAAACAATGGTTAATAAACATACAACTCTTGATAAACTTAGAGAAATGTTACCTAAAGCTTTTACATGGTTATCATCAGGTGACTATCACTTTAAAGGTGAGATGTTATTAGCTTGTATGAAACATGAAATGGTTAAGACATCTAAAGGGGAGGTATCTTTTATAGATGTATTAGATGAAAACAGAGAATATAATGAGAAAGAATATGGTGTATGGGATGAAGCTGCTAATGGAGGACTTTCTTTTGAAGAATTTTATACAAAGAAGATGTTAGGGTATAAACAACTTGCTAATAAACTTCATGGTGCTACAGGTAAAGATATATATATAAAAGGAAAAGACAATGCTATAGGTAGATTGATGTTATTATTTAAATCTTGGCTTCCTGAAACAGTGGGTGTTAGATTTGATCCTAAACATAGAGATGCTCTTCTAGATAGAGATGAAGAAGGATATTACAGAACTTTTCTTAAACAAATTAGAGATAAAAAGTTAGGGGTATTTAAAATGATATTTCAAACTGTTTTTAATAAAGAAAATGGATTGAGTGATCCAATGGAATTAGCTAACTTTAAAAAAGCTGTAAAAGAGTTACAAGTGATACTCACTTTAACAATGGCTTATATGCTTCTTAAATCAATGGCTCCTGATGATGATAAAGACAAAAAAATATACAATTTACTAGTACTTCGTCAGCTTCATGATCTTAATAGAGATTTGACTTATTATTCTGATATACATTCTATATCAGATCTTCAAACAAATATATTTCCTATTGTAAGAACTGCTTTAAACTGGGAAGAAGCTTTTAAAGCTGTCACTTATCATTTAGCTGGAGTAGAAAAAGATAATGGAGATGAAATGTATGATGATGAAAGAACTGCTTTAAAAATTACAAAAGTACTTCCTGTATTTAGTAACATTAATAAGATTAACTATTATATGAAAGATATTGGTTCAGGAGGAAAAGGATATTAAAAAAAAGGGGAGCTAACTCCCCTTTTTATATAGTACAAAATAAAAAACCATTATTCCTATACCTATTCCAATTTCATAAAAAATTGTTGGCTTATCTTTGTACATAGCTTCTCCTACATCGTAACTAATACCAAAAACAGTTTTGTATTTTGGTAACACTTGTAATTCTATATCCATATTTGTTTTTTTAAACTTTAAAAGGATGTTTACCAAGATAACAATCCTGTGGTTCATCCATGTGTTTTTTAAATCCATTAATCATACTCTGAATATTAGCAGCTCCTACAGGATTAGCTGAATGTACAGAACAACTCTTTAAAGAGACATTATGTTCTTGACAATAGTCTATTAGCCAGCCAGCACAATCTAACCCAGTCTTTTCTCTATAAGAAGAATAGTCTGGTTGCTGAAATCCTTTATCTAACAGCTGCTTAAAATAATCATCCATATGTTCTTCTCCTAGATCATGATCAAAACTTATCAGATCAGGTATACCATGTTTAGTAATATAAGTGGTAAACTCATCATAGTTTCTAACTACATCCCATGGTTTATATCCAGGGATTGTTTCTGTTGGGGTTCTTGTGTCATCAATGTACAAACAGACACGTAACTTTTTATTTTCTTTTTTTATACTTTTTTCCATATATGATTTTTATATTTTTTTTGTTTACTTATTGCAGTTGATATACTATTTATTGTCATTTTAAAATAATTACTTGCATCAGTTAAAGATTTAAAAGTTCTACAACTTTAATTTTTTTGTTATTATAACTTTTTATTTCATGACCTAAAGTTTTAAATATATCTTTATTTTTTTCATAACACCATGTATATCCTAAAGCAGAAGGTCTTTTTCTTTGTATACAAGCTGTAATAGATGTAGTATAATGTTTATTTAAAGATAAAGCAGCATCTTGTAAACTATTAAAAGTTTGTATATATTTTCCATTTAAAGAAAATTGACATACAGGTATATACTGAGAAGCTGATATTTTTTCTTGAGCTTCTTTAGATCTTTTATGACCCATGTGAACTATACTTAACTTTTTTCTAGTTTCTTCTGAAGCTTTTAAACCAAGATTACTTGATGCAATAATTCTTTTATTATAACCTTTTTTAGGATTATTAGCATCTAAATGGTCTATCCAATATTGTTCTCTTTCAATCATATTTTCTTTTGTAGTAATTTCTAATTGTTCAAATACAAAATTAGATAGACCATATTTATTATAAGATGATTGCAGGTGTTTATTAAAATGTTTATTATCTCTAAGAAGTCTTTTATGAGTATTTAATCTATATCTAATACTTACAGCACTTCCTATATAATACTTACTGTTAATGATATTGGTAATTTTGTATATTCCACAAATAGGTTTATAAGGCATAATATGTTTCTTTATATAATAAAGATACAATATTATTTTGAATAAACCAAATCAGTGTCATCAAGATAACAACAACTTTTTAATTTATCTTTCATGTTTTATATTTCTAAAATGTTTCCAAATGATGTCAACCCTCTATCAAATCTACCATCTTCTACACAGGCTCCGTTAGAAAATACTGTATATATATTAGAGTGATGACTAATTCCCTGGTTATAACATCCAGGTGAGTCATGTATATGTCCAAATAACATAAGCTTAGGTTGTAGTTTTAATACAGCTTTCATAAGAGCTCCATCACCACAAAATTCTAATGTTCCATCTTTATCATGTGATAAATCTCTTATCCCTTTTGGTGGTCCGTGCACTATAAGTACATCAGTGTCTTTAGGAATATTTTCCCACACTCTGTTAATGGTTTCTCTACTCTTCATAAAAGACCATTCACCAAATTTAGGAGTGTATGGACTTCCCCAAAACTTTATACCTTCTATAGTGGTTCCATTATTTTCAAGATAGGTTATACCTGCTTCATGAAAATCTGCAGGAGTAACTCTTCTTTTATCTATGCTGGTATCATGATTACCTGCCGAATAAATTTTATGCTTAACAGGTACTTCTTTATACCATTCAATAAAATTTCTAACTTCTCTTTCATTTAAAACTAAATCTCTATAGTTAGAACAATCACCACTATGTACAACAATATCTATTCCTTCAAATCTACTCATAGGAAATTGTTGATGGAATCCATGTGTATCAGAGATGTGTAAAATTTTACTCATTTTATTTCTGTTTTAGGTTTTGCAGATATTCTAATAGCAACTTCTTTATTTAAAAATGGAGAGAACCTTCTTGTCTTATTAGCACAAGCATTGTATATCACTTTATCTGTAAGCCCAAGCTTTCTTGCAGCCTGAGCATAACTATCATATGTAGCTATCACTTTTTTCTTTTCAGGATCATACACTTTTACATATATGTCATCTGTTTCTATAGGGCTAATCATTATTTTATATTTAATAGTTTACATATAATTCTTAGTTCATTAACACTAGGACAAAATCCTTCAAATAAAGTATCAGCCTTATTGAAATTACAACCTCCAGTAAAATCTCCCTTTATTTTAATCTTATTGTCATGTAAACCATAATTTAAAAATAATTTATAACATTTATAACCATAAAAATCTTGTAAATTACTAGCTTTTTCAGCATCTGATTCAAACCATAAATCTACACTTTTTATTTTAAATATCCATCCTTCAGCTTCTATTTGTTCTTTAGTTAAATAGGGAGTTCTTACTTGATTATTATTTAATAATTTTACTATTTGATGAGGTGTTTTATTATCCCATATGTCTAAATCACATTTAATTGGTACCCAGTATTCTATATTAGGTTGTTGTATAGTTTTTGATTCTTCTTTATCTAACATATCTAATATAATTAGTCCTCCAGTAGTCATAGTATGAATTTCACACTCATATCCAACCTTTATATCTTCTATATCTGGAGTATAATATTTTAATTCTTCATGTATATTTTCAACTTCTTTCATAAATAGTTCTTCTGTTTGTTTTAAACATATATTATATAAAATTTGTTCTGCTTTAGATAACTTTTCCAATTATTTTATAATTTTAGCATGTTTTAAAATAACTTCCACTGTTTCTTTAAGAGCATATATATCAGATACATTAGCTATTTTGTAATCAAACTTCCAATCATCAAGTGCTACTTCTGAAGGATGATTATTGATAGGTTTAACTCCTGGTCTATCTATTCTGATAACTAAACCACCCTTATCTTTTACAGCTTGAGCTTCATTAGGAAATCTAGTGTCTGTAATAATCCAATTACTTGGATTGTACTCACTCATTTTTGGTCCTTTATAATCAGCAAACAAAGCATTCACCCATACATTATCATGTAGTCCCATTCTAAGAGCATCTGTACCTAATTTCTGTAAGAATTCTCTTATAGTCATAGGTTGATAACCTTCGTTACATGTGGTCCACCATTCAAAACCTAAGTTAGTCTTTTTAAACTCTTGGTCTTCAAAATCTTCTATGTCTATACCTGTAAGGTGGGAAGCTATGTCTTTAAGCTTCCCAGCAAACTTTTTAATTTCCCATTCAGAGTTTTCTTCTAACCACCATTCGTGGTCATTATAATTAGTAACAGCTTCTTCTACAGTTGTGTTACCTACAGAATTGGACAGTAGGTATTGTATGATAATACCCACTGTGTCTTTTCCGACCCCAGAGTAGCCATTTAGTGCTATGATCATTGTGTTTTAATTTTTAATTTTTTAAAATAAAGAAAGTTGTGTTGGTTTATTATAATTTACAGATTGAATTCCTTCTATTTCTTTATAGATGGCTTCTAGATAATACTTTTTATTTATGTTATATGTATTAAATTCTTTAGAACCATCTAGTTTATTCACTGTAGTTTGTAACCATTCACCAGCTTCCACTTGTATTTCTCTACCATCCTGATGACATTTAACTATTTTATTTCCATCATTAGAAATATAATAACGGATAATCTTTTGAAGTTTATTCTTATAAACTACTCCATCTTTAATAAATCTTTCTTCAAAATACCATCCTCCTTTTCCTTTGACAGCTCCACAATAGTCAAATATGTTTTCATTTTTTTCTAAGAAATCTTCTGGTTTAATTCCATTTACAAAGTAAGCATAAATTGCTTTAGGAATAATTAGAAAACTTTTATTTTTATGAAATACAGCCACCTTTTTTTTATCTAAGTCTTCCCACTCAAATGCTCCCTTAGATTTCACCTTACCTTTTTGTGTAACAGCCATATAGTTGTTTACATCTCTAATAATCATCTTACTATATTCATCATGTTCAAGAGCTAGCTGAGTGAGCTTTTCCCATTCTGTACAAACTTTTAAATAGACATCCACTTTATCATTAGGAATTATCATCTCTAAACCATCTGTATTCTGCATAAGAGGCTGGGCTTCAGGTATAGCTAAACATAACATCTCATAGAGCATAGATAGAAGTAGTTGACCATTAATAGTAATCTGCATAGTCATTCTAGGATCATACAGGAAGCTGTTAGCATCACCAGTTAAACCATAGGTACTGTTAAGAATAATCTTATACACATAATTCTTAGGATCTGTCTTAGGTATTTTCTTTCTTTCTTCAAAGAACCACTCATACAATTGTCCAAATTCTTTCTGTGGTAGATGAGCTGGAGCAAAATTATTTTTAATAGCTAAGTTAGGATAGAAACTAGTAACGTCACTAGTCATAATAGTCCATCCTAGTTTAGCTTCATAAACTCCTGCTTGTGCTGCACCATGAATACCACCTAGTCCATAGTCAGTTTTTACTCCTTTATAATTAAGAGTGTATTTAAATCCGTCTTTAGTAGATGTAATAACCTGTGTACGGAAATAATCTAACACTTTTTGAAATTCAGGAGTTTGAAACTTAACATAAGGAAGAATACAATCAGCCAGCACTATATAAGTTCTAGGAGAACGTAGTTCTTTAAGTTCTGATTTAGACATTCCTGTTCTTTGTTCTAAGAAATGTAAAAATAGTTCTTTAGAAATACGTGGTTCAGAAGCAGAATATAAATCTATTCCATATTCTTTAGTGAGAGTTTGTCTAAGAGTGATTTGTTCTTTAGAATGATTGTATATCTCTTTAGTGGATTGAACATCATTAATACAATAATTAATGATCATGTTGAGTTGTTCCATCATTAACACAGGTTCAGAGTGTTTATGAGGCATTTCTTCAACATTATTCCAGTCCATAGAATACTGTATCCATTTAAGACTACTCATCTTGGCTTTATTATCCCAGTGATTAAGCTTAAACAAATCTATCTGTTTAATCTTAAGCTTGTATGGAGCAAATTCAGCAAAGTCACCTCTTGAAGTTTTATCAATTACTTCTTGAGCATAATTGTAAATAAAATTTACAAGTGATTGAGTATCAAGTTTTAAGAGTTTTTTCTGTTCATTAAGAATCTTCTGTGTAATCTGAGCATCAAAAGCTAATCCATTATAGGATATGTGCCATTGGTTTTCTGTTTTACATTCATTTAGAAACTTAACAAATTCTGGGAAGTCATTTCTGGATTGATGAACAACAAATATTTTAGTTTCTGTTGTTTTGTAATGTTGGAACACTGCTATGAAACAATCTACAATAGTTTCAAAATCCATCACCCAATGTGGGTTTATTTTTTCTATCATTTCTATAATATTCAGTTAAGCTGTTTCCCCTTTAATTAATTAAGATAAAAAAAGCAGAAAGATTTCTCTTCCTGCTTTTTAGCAAATATAAACAAAACTACAAACTATTAATCAAACTTCCTGTTTTTGGAACATCTGGTACTGCATCAATAAAAGAAATAACGTCAAAAGTATCTGAATTAACAGCTAATTTACTAACTATATCTTTTATTTCAGTAACATCTTCAATATAATACTCATAGAATGTTTCTAAAGACTTACGTTCTTCAGCAAAGTCTTTACCATTAGATCTTCTTCCTATCTTCATAGGAACTACATCTCCAAATTCATTCACTTTAGCCACCATATGTAAGCTTTCTTTCTTCTCTTTAGAGATGAGAGCTAATACTTTACTATCTAAGTCAAAGATTGCTTCATTAAAGATGCAATCTGGTGTTGCTGGTATCATTTTAAACGTCTTTTTCTGTCCCCAGCTAGACGTTATTAACATCATTGATTTGTTCATATTTTTATTTTTTACAAAACTATTACATTTTAACTACACTTTGTAATTCTTTTACAGAAATTTTTAAAGTTTCTTTATCAATATCACAAGGATTACATAATTCCCCCACTTCTTTTAATACAGAAACATCAACACCTAAGAGTTTAGCATAGTTTTCAAAATACTTTTCTGGATTTAAATAACTATCCACTATTTCATATTCTGCAGATTGTTCACCGTAATAATTTTTAATAGCCCTTTTTAATTGTTTAGAAAATAAAGAATATTTTCCCAAGATGAAATTAAAATAATCGGTTTTATAAATCTCTAAGTCAAACACATAAATGTTGATATCATTTGTACTTATCTTCTTTGAAAATAAAGGATTAGATAAAAGCATTTGGTTTTCAAAAGTTTTAAACTCTTCAGATGTATCGTTTTTAAACGTACAAATAAGTTTCATATCTTCAGGACCTATCTTATCTTTAATAGAAACATAAGTACCTGTAGGTATAACACTGCTCTTCTTCTTTATTCCTAGTACAGGATATAAGAAGGATCTTGATTTTTGGAAATATTTACTGTAGAGTTTATCTATCATTTCTTTAAATTTTTATAGGGTTACACTTCCTGTAGCAAATTCATAAGGAAGAGTGAAATCTTTGTTAGAATAATGCCATTCAGCTTTATTTAAAACATCTGTAAGTTTATTAAACCATGCAGTCATAGTTTCATGTCTCACTGGAAAAGCATACACTTGATACATCTTATCAATTACTACAAAATGAAATTTAATTTGATATTTATTATGATCAATTAAATTCATATATTTTACAGCCACCATTGTTGTATATATAGCTGCTTGCATCCAATAGTTATAAAACTCAATTGACTCAGGAAAATCTTTAAGATCTTTTGAGGTGGTCTTTATATCATTAATATAGATTATTTTCTTATCATGATCAATTACTAAATTATCAACAATACCTTTTAGCCCAAAAGATTTATCTATCATACTACAATTCAGTGGTAATTCATTATAAACCTCTTTGTTGTCAAACTCTGTTACATCACATCCTATAAGACTGCATATATCTTTGTTTGACTTAATAAGATCTACACCTGTTTTACAGAAGTCATAGTTCTCTTGATCTATAAGTATCTTAGTTCCTTTGGCTTTAAGAAATTCCCAATAGTTCATAGCTTCTGGTGTATACACTTTATCTATACGTTTTTGATCTCCTGTAACTCCAGTCTTTTTATCATCAACTAAACTTTGATGAAGATTCATGTCTTTAAGAACATCAAGTACTGCATTAGTAAAATCTGTAAATTCAGTTCTTGTATCACCATTATCTTGTAGTTCTTTAGCATGAGCATACACTCTATCTACTAAAACTCTCACACTGTCACCTGGAAGTTTACCTGGGCTAACTATAAACTGTTGATCAAACTTTTCTGGTTCCAGTAGAAGACAATGTATAATCTTACCATTTACTAAATAAGATTCTGTTTTCTCTTCTCTATTACCAAGTACATACATCTGATAAAAAGCCTGTGGATTCCACATCAACTTATTTAAACTACTATAAGAGAATTCAAACGGTTTACTATAAAAATCATTCTCCATAAGTTTTATAGACTCTTGCATAATTTCTTCTAACTCCATTATTTTTTAGTTTTAATTGGTTTCCAATATCCTAAATCTTTCAACATCTTTCTTATACGTTCCTGTGATTTAATATCAAAGGTATAAGCTTCTTCATATTCTAAAAATCCTACTAGAATTTTTAACTTATCAACTTTTTTAGTTGCTTCTTCTTTAATTTCTATTTTACTCATATCCAAAAGCTTTTAATGTGTGTTCAAATGGGTTTCCTGGTAATTCTTGTACAAGTTTTATAATTTTTCAATTTCTCTTTTGACTTGATTCCAATATGTCCAACTTGCTCCATAATCAGTTGGTGTACTAATATTTATTGATATTATTTCATCTACTGCTATTAATGCACATTGTTTGGCAGTATATTTGTCAATATGATCTTGATAACAATATAACATTTTATCTACTAATTCTTCTGCTTTTTGTTCTGGAGACATAATTAATGTATTTGTATTACTAAATCATCTGTTATCATCCATTGACATTGAGATTCTTTTAATCCCAATCCATATTCTTCTTCTATCCATTCATTATTTATAAAACCTTCTCCATCAGAATATATATTTTCATCATATGGAAAGACATGTACTTTAGTTGTACTAAAATCTAATATTATAATCTTTTTCATATTAATAAGTTTTTATTTTTACATCTGTGTATCCTTGAATTATATACTCTAAAGCTATTTGTTTAGCTTCTTGTTTTGTAAGGAGGTAATCAGTTACTTCTACACCTCCCACCCACACTGTGAATTTTTTCATTTTTGTTTAATTTTAAAATAATACATAAAGCATCCTTTGTAAATTAATAATCTACAAAGCCATTTACTTAACCAACCTGCTTTATAAG